TTAAACTTATCTTACGAGCGTACCGCGAAATCCAATGAGCCTTCATTTACTAAAAATTTCCTCTCAAATCATCCACATCCTATCATACAAAAGATAGCAGAGGCAAGAAAGATTAATAAAGTAAACACAACATTTATAGATACAATATTAAAATACGAACACAAAGGTAGAATACACGCAGAGATAAATCAAATCAGATCTGATGATGGAGGAACTATAACTGGTAGATTCTCATACTCGAATCCAAATCTACAACAAATACCTGCAAGAGATAAAGTTTTAGGTCCTATGATTAGAAGTTTATTTATACCTGAAAAAGGATGCACGTGGGGTTGTTTTGACTACTCGCAACAGGAACCAAGACTTGTAGCACACTATGCGTTACGTTATGGTTTACCATCTGTAAATACAATAGCAGATTCATACGATACAGATGCATCTACAGATTTTCACAAGATAGTTGCTGAGATGGCAGAGATACCTAGAGATCAAGCAAAAGTAATTAATCTTGGTTTGTTTTATGGTATGGGTAAAGCCAAACTACAGGCAGAGTTAGGTGTAACAAAATATAAAGCAGAGGAATTATTTGATAAATATCATTCACGAGTTCCGTTTGTAAAACAATTAATGAATGAGGTTATGAAAGCTGGTGCTAAAAAAGGTCAGATAAAAACTTTATTAGGTAGAAGATGTAGATTTCCTAAATACGAACCTATACTACGTGGCAGTGACTGGGGTAAATACATACCACCTGAGGATGAAGAACGAATGCAAGACCTGCAGAAAATGGGGCCATACATTAAAGATGACGAGGGAGAAACATTAAAAGATAAGGATGGTAATCCTAAAAAAAATTATTGGCATAACAATCCAACTCGTAGAGCATTTACATACAAAGCTTTAAATAAATTAATACAGGGATCAGCTGCAGACATGACTAAGAAAGCCATGTTAGAATTGTATAAAGAAGGTATTACACCACACATACAGGTACATGATGAATTAGATATATCTGTTATTAATGATTTAGAAGCTGCTAAGATTAGAGATATAATGGAAAATGCTGTTGACTTAAAAATACCAAATAAGGTAGACTATGAATCAGGTCCTAATTGGGGATCAATAAAATAATGTTTTTGATAGACACATATCTAGATAAAAGTAAAATACATGGCATTGGAGTTTTTTCAAAAGAAAATATAAAAAAAGGTGAAAGAATAAAAGAGGTTAGACCAGAGTTTGAAATAGAATTTAATGTGGAAAATTTACCTAAGATGCCGTTGTCGTTAGCAAAATTTATTGATACTCATTCTTATGAAAGATGTTTGGGATCTAAAATATATGTTATGGGAATTGACAATGAAAAATATATGAATCATAGTAACGATCCTAGTGTAAACGATGATGGCATAGCTTTGAAAAATATAAAGATCGGCGACGAAATTACAATAGACTATAGAGATTTTGATGTTAATGTTAAAACATGGCTTACTTAAACGCAAACATACCACCGACTTACGCACAAATAAAAAGGGAGTATCTTTATGACTTACAAAAGCATCACGGAGAAGTTGAAGACTGTATTATCTTTGGTCTATCGGCTATTACTGGAAGGAGCATACTATGGCATGCTATTATGGAAAACGGTGCAATATTTTATCGCTTACCAATTAGCGCGTTTATTCAAAAGGGATTTGACCCATCCAGAGTGCCCACAAGACGACTTGATGAACTACAGCTCTGGAATTGTTTTTCTTATTATCCTTCTGTTCACTCTTTCGATATATTAGACGGACAAGCAGGTAAATATATAGGAAAAGATAAAAAATGGCATCACGGAAAATATTTATTTACT